TTCTCATCGATGTAGAACGCGCCCTGCTCTGTGAACTCAGCAGTCTGTATTGCTTCTAGGACTGTGCGAGTTGTGCCAGGGTCTGCCACGCAAGTTGTAGCACCTGTGCCAATGCTAGTAAAGGCTGGCGGCCAGGCAATCATGGTAAGGATAGATTGAACGCGTTGTGCAGTTGTCTGCCCTGCTGTGCCGCCTGTAACGGTTGTGACATTGGAGTTATACATTAAGCGGAATGCGTCATAACAAATAAAGGTCACATAGCCTGTTTCTTGACCCGTTGGATAGGTGTAGCGATATTCGGTGATATAACCGCCAAATAAGCCATAAGTAACTCCGCCATAGATAGCAGATGCCTGAATCTTCCTAAGTGGCTGTAACAGCCCGTAATAGGGGCTAGAAGTGTTCTGTGGGTTGAAGTCACCGTTAGGGTCTACAACTCTGATGGTTGCCTGACCGGACTCGTAATTATCCTGCAAAAGGTTGCGCCCTCTACGAGTTGAGATGTTTGTTGTTTGAGCAGACACATCGACAATTACAGGAATGGCAGAAGCTAGTTCAGCAAAGCCCAATTGCGATGTACCCAAAATAAACGGGTTACCGAATGAAGCTCCACCCGATAGATTTATCTTGACCGAAAGGGTTGCTGGTAACGCCATTAGACATAACTCGTTGAGTAGTTAATCGGGATACCAGAAGCCTGATTGTTATAGATTCCCTGAGTAATGGCTGATACTAAATCGCGCTCTGTGGTAACTGATCCTGCAACATTGACAATAATTGCACTTCCAGTATTTCCTGAGTAACTTGCATATCTTGCTTCACTCTGTCTGAAGGATTCCAAAGGAGATTGTGGCATTGTTGGTGGTGCTTTAGTTAAAGGCGTTGGCATTGCGCCTTGTGTTAGCGAATTGATTTCTGCCTGCTTAAAAGAAGCCAATCCTGCTGAATAAGATATCTGTAGGGCAGCCGCTTGCATGGCAGCAGCTAACAATGCAGCTGCTTTTGCTGCCTCTTCTTCTGCCTTAATCTTGCCTGCAAGTGCTGCATCATTGTCATAGATAGCAATGAGTGACTTAAGGCGCATACGAGTTTCTTCATCGGTTGCCTGATTGAGAGCTGCAAATAATCCAATGCGTTCAACATCAAACTTCTTCTTAAGTTCTTCTAGGGCTAACTGATCGCCCGTTAAAACTAGTTTTCTTGTGGTGTTGTTGTTATCGATTGTTTGCAAAGAGTTCTTTGTCTTTTGCAATTTAAGCGCATCGGCATTGGCTTTATCGATTGCTTTGCGTTGTCCAGGCGATTGGGCTGGAGTACCTGCTGAACGCGCTTTACTTGATGCACCTAATCTTGAAAGAAGTCCAATGCCTGAAATCTGAGTACCAGCGGCTAAAACATCACCAATGAATCCTGCACCAGGTATAGATTTGATTGCTTTTGTAAGAACACCAATGCCATAGATTGCATTACCAATTTGAGTAGCGAAGCTTTCCATTGCTGTTGTGGCTCCGCCAATACCTTCTTCTCCTGCAACCATCTGCATGGCATCAAGAAGGTCTTTGCCGATAATCTCTTTGGCGTTATTAGATGCGACTGTGAGCTTGGCAATCGCTCCTGCATAGCCTTCGGCAGCAGCTAATGCCTGACCAGAGAACTTCTTTGTTAGTTCGCTAGTAATTAAATCTAGGTCACCAGATGCAAGAGTGGCTTTAGATAAACCTGCACCTAGACGGCTAAGGGCTGTTGTCTGCCCACCATAAGCCTTTGCAAGTGCCATAGATACGGCACCTAAGTCTTTGCCTGTACCTGCCGCAATATCAAGGGCTAAAGCTAAACCATCTTGTGACTTCTTAACATCGCCTGTAGCTGTAAGAAGGGTTCTAAAGGCTGGTCGAAGGTTGTCATCAAGAACGCCAGTAGCGCGTTGTAAATCACCAATAAACTTCTCAACCTCGATGGATGCAAAAGCGTTGCCTGTATTGGCTAGGGCTAATGCTAGTGATCGTGCAGCCTTCTCATCTGCTGCAAATGCTTTGACTGACTGCTTACCAAATGCGTATAACTTAGAAGCAGCAAAGACTCCAGCAAGTTGCTTACCTAATTTTGCAACGCTTTTCTCTAACTTTTGTGTAGCAGTTTCAGCCTGCTTAAATGCTTTATTGCCAGTGTATTCGGCTGCAATATCAATTACTACATTAGCCATCAGCGAGTTCCTACCATTCGATTAAAAGTTTTACCAGCATTGTCAATAGCCTTTAGAACAGCCTTTGTAGCGTTGCCCTTGTCGTTTTCCCAAGCCTTATAAATTAAGCGACCACGCTCTTTGCCTGATCCTGTAAGTGGGCCCATCGCCTGAGCAAAGTTAGGACGAGCCGATGGCTTTGTGCCTGGTGCGCGGCGACCTGCTGTTTCATAAATAGCACCAGCTGCTGAACGGTTACGAATCTGTGCTAATGCTGTAAAGCCTCTGCGATTAGGCTTTGATGGTGTTGTCTTGTAACCAATGCCACGCTTAACGATTGAAGCGTTAAATACAGGAAACTTGCCACCTTCTCTAGCCCAGTTGCTTAAAGGCGAGGTAGTGACAAATCCTCTAGCTTCTTTTACAACAGGCTTAAGAACGCTAGCAATTTCCTTCTGTGTTTCTTTGCCTAATTCTGGAGCGAAGTTACGAAGTGCCTTGCGAAGTTCAACGCCGCCTTTGACGGTTGCTGGCATCTCTCGCCTCCTTCGCTTCATCCTGTAAAACCTTGATTAGGTTCTTTAACATCACTTCATCTAGCTCTAATAATTGTGTTGGCGAGATCCCGAGCCTGACGCTTAACTTAGCAATCAGGTAGGTGATCGAGTCTCGCCCTAAGCCAAAGGGTCATCATCGAGAACTTCAACGCTAGTTAAAGTTTCAATGAATCCTTCTCCGAATGGCTTAACAGTTTCACCCGAACGGCGGATACATTCCCACGCTAGCCAAAAGATATCGCTTTGCTTCTGATCTTCGATGAACGCCTTGTGAAAGCCCTTCTTAGCGTAAATCTCAAAACCGTACTGCACCAATGGAGTGATTGGGTATTCCCCAACTTGTCCATCTGCCCTTGTTACTTTTAACTTTGCCATGCTGTGCCCCTTAGTTTAGTTGTTTAGAAAGTACCTGTTGTGGCTACTGCAACTGTTGAGTTAGCAGTAAAAGTGATTGACATTGTACCAATATCGCCAACAGCACCATTGATGTCTGTTGTGTTATTGACTAGCAATGAAACTGTGTATAGAGGGTTTGTAGCAGATACCGCTGTTCCCTTTGTCTGTAGGAATACGCAAGTAACAGTTGTTCCCCATGCAGCTTGGAGTGTTGCAAGAACATTTGCTGATGCTGTGTCATTGAGGAAGTCGATTGTAACTGTTGATGCTTCCAAGCCCTTTACGAACTTGTGAGAAGAATCGCCCATTGCTGTTACTTCGAGTTCATCAAATGAACGATTGATTGTTACTGCTGTTACATGGTCAGAAAGATCAACAGAGTTAATCTTAACGCCTACGTTATTGTTTAGAAATACAGCCATTAGGATTATTCCTCGTCTTTCTTAGTAGATGCTGGCTTTGGTGCTGAAGTAACCTGCCCGATTTTCTTCAGGAAGGCTTCGTTTTCTTTTTCCCATTCGGACATTTTAGCTCCAGGTAGTTAGAACGGATAGTGACATCTCGCAAGTAAGCAGGTCACCAGATGCCGCGTTTAAAACGCTTGGCTGGCTAACTGCTCCCACATTATAGGTCAATGAGGATGCTGCGAGTTTGTTGAACACACCCACAAGGGCATCTTCAATTCCATTGAGATTGCCTTCATTATCAAACAAAGGCACAGTTATGATTATCTTAAAATTAGCTGTTGGAGCAATCGTGTTGTGTTGATTGTTATTAGGCTCTAGGTATGGATCAGAAGGGCTAACAATTACTGAGTTAGCCAAGACTGTTGCTGGTGGAAATGCAAATGTCTGCCACTTAGCGTTATCGACTAATGCTGTCGCAATCGTGGTTCTAAGAGTAGTGAGAGCAACTGGCATTATCCGACCATCGAGTCAGGGCTCAAAGCGTGGGCTAATAAGCCACGAACGCGAGCCAAGAGAGTGTTACCCATGCGATATGGGCTAGGAGTAAAGTCCGGTGATACGCCGCCTGTAGAACTGGTCTGGCGTGACTGCCAGATGTCCACAGAAATTAAAAGTGCAGCTTCTTGGACTGCTGAATCAAGTGTGTAATCCACATAAGTATCTGCTGCAACCTGACCCAAAGGATTTACTGGGTGGTAAGGAGTTGCTGTGTTGTTGTTGCCTGTGATGGCATAAGTAATGCTATATGCACCAACGCCTGTGATTGTCTTGGAGCCATTGTGCTTTGATCCGTTGCCTGTAATTACGACAGTTTGACCAACATAAAATACATCTTTTGTTGTTGTTTCAAAATAAAGTGTGCCTGTGTTTGTTGTGTTGCTATGAGCTACATTGAATGAGTAGTTATTCCATAGCATTGGAAGAATGACGGCATCAGCTGCATCGCATGTTTGTTGAAGGGTGGCATCAGCGTATAGCGAGCCAACACCTAGTGCTGAGCGAAGTTCTGCAACTGTGCAAAGTGACATTCCATATCCTTTCTAAAGACTGGGAGTGGAGCAAGGGCTGCGCCCCACTCCCAGCGACTTAGGGTGTTGCTATCAGGTTAGGTTGAACCAGTTTGCTCCTGCTGCAAGCTTTGTAGCAAGTGCGCCCTGACCGAACAGTAGAATGTCTACAGTTCCGTCAGAGTTAATGTTTGTGCGAAGTTGCTGACGAGCACCCTCGTACCATGTGTAAGCATCTGGGTTGATAACAGCCATTGAGTAATCTGCTGTTCCGACTCCGCCAGAACCCTTCATGTAGCGAGACACACGAAGGTCTAGTCCAGCTACTGATCCGCGTAGTGATGTAGGTGTAAGTGCACCACCTGCGTTTTGAGGGTTAGCAGCGATGTAGATTGGTCGTCCACCATCGTTGTAGCTCATGATGTTAGCCCATTGTTCTGGTGTAACAACAATGTTACGAGCAAAACCAAGTGATGCTGAATAAACTGCTGCTGCTGCGCTTGAAACATACTTTAGCAAACCATCGGCTGAGTTAGCCTGAGCTGTTGCGTTGAGTGTTCCTGCGCCTTGAATAGCTGTTGTTACAAATTCTTCTGTGTCCTTTGCATAAGCAAATTCCATCTGGACGAGAAGCTCGTCCAAAAATGCTGGAGTTGAATTTGTGAGCAATTCTAGAGTAGTAATTGCACGACCCTTGAATGACTTCTTTGTAACTGTAATAAATGAAGCTTCAAGTTGTGATTCTGTAACAGCACCATTCTCATCGATTTGATCGACTAGAGGCACTTCAGTAATCTTTGGCAACTCAAAAGTTTTTCCAAATTCTGGCATTGCGCCGCGAGAAACTGAATCAATCATAGGGCGGTCTGCGTTTGAAAGGAAGTTAAGTAGTTGTGTGCTTTGTGGTGTTGGAATAAAACCTGCACCTGTTGATTGGTCATTGTCAGCAGCGCGTAGCCATTGACGAGCTTCATCATCGCCGTTTAGGTTTGCTTTGATTGTGTTTTCCAAGTAGTTACGCTTTGTAACTTCAATTCTTGGAGTTGTATATGCCATTGCAGTAACAGTTGGACGAGCAGCTTCAACCGCTGCTGCTTCCACTTCTGGTGCTGCAACTGTCTCTGGAGTATTCTCCACAGCTGTCTCGCTTTCGTTTGATGGTTGGGTTTCTGTTGCTGCTTCGGCTACTTTTTCAGTTTCCTCTGCCGCGATATCAGTAACTTGAGCAGACTTAAAGGCTGGCTCTGTTACTAAACTTACTTCCATGAGTTTTGCTGCGGTGACATGGATGACACCTTTTTGAATTGATGACTTTAGTACTTCAACGCCTACTGAAAGTCCAGCTTGTAATCCTTCGCTTGCAAGGATAAGAGCATCTGTGCCGCGTGATGAGTTACTGATTTTGAATGATGCAAAGATTGCTTCATCTGTTTCTGTAAAAGATTGAGCGCGGCCTAATGGGGCCTTGACATCATGCTGACTAAGTAGTCGCACAGTCTTTGGTTCTGGAATCTCGATTGATCCGCGCTCAAATACTACTGGGCCAGCGGATGTGTTACCTGTTTCAGTTCCGAGAGGAACAATCTTTCCGCTGATTTGTCTAGTTTCGCTTGATGCCTGAACATCAGCAGCGAAGGCTGCATCGAAGGTAATCTTCAAGATGTCATCCCCTCATTTCCGTTAGGTGTTTGATTTGTCATTTCCATCGCTTGTTCTACTGTGATGAGTCCAAGTGAAAGCAGTTTTTCGATAACTAATAATTCCTGTAATGGGTCTTGGCGCAAGAATGTGTCATTGATTGCAAACTTGACCACATTGCCACGCGCTGTAATGTCATCCATAGATAGACGATCCTCGATGGCAGAAATGAATGGCTGCAAAGAGTACGAAACGAAATCTTTTCTAGAATCTAACAAATTACTGTAGGTGTAACTGGAGTTCATGTCTGCTGAAACATATATTGCAGGAACGTTGCACATTCTTGCAATTTCAGTTGCCATAAATTGCTTTGCTTCGTCATACATCATGTCTTTGGGTGAGAATGAAACTGGTGTGTAATCAAGAGTGCTTGTCAAATAGGCAGTTGCACGATTTTGACGAGCAGACTTCCATGCAGCTAATAATCCTTGAACTTCTTTAGGATCAAGGTCAGCCCCTGAGTTCTTGATGAAGCCACCTGGTTGTGGAGTTTGTGCCGCTATGGATGCTGCCTTGTCAATGTCAATAGCTGACTGAATTGTTCTCGCTCCGCGTGAAAGAATACCTTCATCAAGAGCTTGGAATGTAACTAAACTTCCTAAGCCTTCCATTGGAACAGATGAGCCATCTACATAATAATTTGTAACATAAACATTGTGGATATCTAAATCAAATGTCACGCGAGTATTAGCAATCCATTCAAACCTTGCTGGACGGCCATCATCTGCATACAATTCCGTAACGCGCCAATATGCTAAGCCATACATAAGCAATGAATCAACAGTCCAGCTAATAGTTACGGCGCGTGGTTGTGATTTAGATGGTTGTTCTAACCACAGCGGTGATCCAAGTTCTTCGCCTGTTGTTTTGCGATAAAGCTCTAAAGGCAGAGAAGCAATAGTTCCTGCAATTAGATTGCGACATCGAGCAACAGTAGGAACTGACATTGCGGCATTGCGGTGAACATTGACAAATCCATAATTGTAAAGAGTTTGACTATCGCCCATAATCTGTGGGGCGTACTGGGCTAATATAGAAGATTTCGGTTCTGGCTTATTGCGCGAGAAAATACCCATATAGACATCTTACCACACTTTGTCTAATTCTTGACAATTTAGGTGTGTTGTGTCTAGGCAAATATCTGGGGTGTCGATTGTGGCTGAGATAATCGACTAACCACCATTGCCAAGCCAATCGGTCCAACAATCGGTCCTGCGCTAGCTTTGCGAATTAAGCGCCAAGATGAGTCTGTGCTTTTTGCTCCGCAGTTTTGCATTTGTTGATCCAGCACATCTTGCCCAGCATGGACAACTCTCTTGTTGTCAATTTGGTCTTTGAGAGTTGAACAAGCGGCATAGAACTCAGCTCCTACAATGGTTTCTACCATTACGCCAGATTTCTGTAATCGTTCAGCTACTGCCAGCGTTGTGTAACGATCGTACAAAACAACTCTAGGTTTGTACGAATCGCACCAGCCCTTAATCTCTGCTGCAATCTTTAATTCGTCTACTGAGATTTGTGATTCCCAAGTCTGGACCAATGCCACGCCAATTCGTCCATCTGGCAATATCTGACCTGCTATAAGTGCAGCATTTCTTCTACTCATGTCAATATCAAAGGCAAAGACTGTTAAAGGTCCTGGACTCATTTCCATTGACCTATCGCATATATCTTCCCAAGAGCCAGGAGTGAACGGGCTACTGATTGATGAAATCCATTGACAAAGCGTTTCGGTTCTTGCCGCTTCCATTGTCGATGTTGCAATCGTCTCTTCGATAGCTTCTTCAGGAATCAAATATCCAAGTGACGGATTTGCCATAGCCCACGCCTTACGATCCCAAATATCGCAGAATGGTGGTGCGCTGTATTCATAGAATCCCAAAGACTTAGGTGGATGATTTAAGCATTGCTCATGTAGGTCATTGAGCACTTTGCTGAACGCATCACCAGCGTTCGATGTAAATAGTCGCTGGGAGTTAGGTCTCGTCAATGTAACGCTTTTAGAAGCGTCCATAGCGACTTCTGTAACTTCTCGTAATTCGTCAATCCAGAGAAGGTCTGCGGTTCTACCACGCGCTCCATCGGATGTAGCTGCTACAACTTCTACCTGCGCTCCTGATTCAAGGATTATGCGCTCATCGCCATTAGTTCTACGGATTCCCTTCTTAGGGTCTCCATTCTTCAGCTGAACTCGCAAAAAGTCATTGCGTTCAATGATATCTGCAATTATGTTGAAAGATTTGAGTGCCATTGATCTATTTGATGACATCATGAGGATGTCCTTTTCGCCAAAGCAGAATAAGCCTGCCAAGACACGCATACGGGCTAGATGGCTCTTTCCTGACTGCCTAGCGATTAAAAGCAATGTGCTGCGCTTAATGAATTGATTATTGTTATCAATCGTCAGCATATCTTTAAGAATAAGCTTCTGCCATTCCAGTAATGGCTGACCAATCTTCTCAGCTAACTCAATTACTTCATCGGCTCTGGATTTGCCTTTGAGCCAAGGGCTGTGAAGCCTTGGTCTCAAATCCCCAACTAGCTTCTTTTTCTTTTTGGTTTGAGTCGTCATAGTTCTGGTTTAGGTTGTCCAGACATCGGACCGGCTTGGACCGAACTGGTGGTCTTCGGGGAAAGATTGGCAGC